TAAGTAAGCTCGAAAACCTCTCTTTTATATACTTGCCGATATTCAACTCCCGGGAAAAAAAAATTCCGCCGTAAGCGGCAGGCTCTCCTCGACCTCTTTTCCGGATAGTAGTTTAAAATTGACTGTCAAGTCGATATCTGGAGTTAGAGATGTAATATATGCTCTTAAGGGATTTGAATCTTTTGCAATTAAAGCATTATCTACAAAGTCTCTTATTGTTTTAGCTTCATAATCACCGTTTACCGAAAGAATCTGCCTCTTTAAACGTGTGGTTATTTCCCCGGCATTGAGATTAGCTTTTTTGAGACTCTTTAACTCTGCATCAATAGCTTTTTCATCTTCTACAGTAAAGAGCTTGAAAGTTACTGTATTCTTAGAATGAGGCAATTTAAACGAAAATTCGTTTTTATTCTTAAATAAGCTATAGTTTACAGGCTTATTTTTGAGAGTTTGCAAATCTACAGTTATAGTTTCTTTTACTTCAGACTCATTATCGAAATATTCAAAGCTATACTGGGAGCCATAAGCGAGAATACGTGCAGCTATTAATAAAGCATTTCTATCACCTAATAAAAGATCCTCAAATTTTATTGGGGATTTAATGAGAGATTGAAGCATACGTTCGATAGCTGTACCTTGCTTTAATAAGTTAACGTTAGTGAGAATATCCTCTTCACGAGCGGTCATATACTTCATGTCTACATTACCGGAAGAAAGAGGATTTGTTGTTTCGTACACTTTACCTTTAGAAGGTAGTTCGATAGTTTCAGTAGGGATTGAAAACTTTTCAGGCATAATCTTAATTTAGTTATATATTGATAAATATATCAAATATAACTTTCCTTACTTAATCCTAAAGATATCACGTACTAATTTTATACCTGCATCATAGATATCAAAAATTATAACTAATATAATTCCAAGTATAACAGAATATAGGGTAAAAAAGAATATCCAAATTTGCTGCCATCCGTCAGTTTCACCTTCTATAAATACTACCCAAAAAATAGTAGATGCACCAGATACGATAGTTACAGCAAGTATAGCACGCAATACAACAAAAAATAATAAAATCTCTACCCAGAATTTAGCTATAAGATAACCTAGGCAAATTACTGTTAAAGATGTAATAAGGAGTGTTAACCAGCTCATAACTTTTATTTTATACCTAAATATACGTATTCTCCGCTTTGGAAACAACTTTTTATACTAAAATAACCTATTGAAAATCAATAAGTTATAAACATTAAGATTTCCGTAATACTATAAAAAAAGCCGCTTTTAGGCGGCTCTCTTAACTTATTGAAAATGAAGTAGTTCTAGTAGTTCAAGATACAGTAATCCATTCCAATACCTAGTTCAATGGTTATAGCGTCTTGGTTAGACCAATCGTAGCTACCGAAGTTTGCAGTCTTAATGAATGCTCCCTTGATAATCCATTCAGAAACTACATCTCCTACAGGACCTAAGATTGATAGATTCAAATCTTTTTTGTAGAAGTCAGAATATCCATCACGTCCTGTTACAGACTCGTGTGATAAACGAACCCATTCCATACAGGCCTGCTGTCCGGAAGGGGATATTGGATTATAAAGATTTAAGGTCATATCCTGCCACTCAGCCTTACCTTTAATCTTACGGTATACGTTGATATGGTCAAGCTTTACTTCGTTCAAGTTCACGTTAGGTGCTGTTGCACTCTTAATCATGAAAGAAGGAATGCCGTCAATATACATGATAAACCGGTTCTGAACGGTAGGTTCATAGGCGGTAAACATTATTTCATTTGGATCTAGTACTGGCATTTTAGTCTATGTTTTATATAAATATCAGTTAATACAAAACTTATTTTCCAAGGAGTCCGCCTTCACCAGAACCGCCTGCTGATTTTTGAACCTTACCTGTAAGTTCAGAGCCTATTATTTTTTCAATCTCTTGATCAGACTTGCCGGCAAACTTTGGATCCTTTTTAAGCTTAGAGGCCATTTTCTTAACTCCTACCTTAATAAGACCGCTAATGGCTGCACCACCGGCGCCTAACATTGCAACGCTCTGTAGGAAAGACTGGAAGGTTTCGGGGTTAGAGAAGAGCTGTTGAATTGGTTCAGCAAATTCTTTAACCTGTTTCTTTTCTTTGTTCTCAGGAGTTTCTGCTGTCATAGTCTCCATCTCTTTTACAGGCTTGTCGGCCTTAGGAGCTTTAGGTGCTTTAGAACCTTTTGGCATTTTTACAGCCTCTGTATAAGCTCCTCCAGACATATCTCCTTTTTTAGCTTCAGCAAGTACTTGCTTGGCAAGGGATTCAAACAGTTGCTTTGATAAATGCAATCTAACTTTTGTACTATTTTTCATCTAAAGTTGTTTTTTATTTTTATGCACCAAACGTTACACCAGTTGGTAGAATATTAAAGTCAAGTTGGATGAATTCAGCAGTTCTAGTAGGTTGTAAGAAAATTGCACCTACAAGAAGATTACGATCAATTACATCAGGTGTATTATTTGTCTCGTCCATTACTACACGGAAGGCAAAAAGACCTTGACGTTGTTGTACGTAATCAAGATATGGATTAACTTGAGATAAGAAGCGATTACGTGTAACGGCAGTATTTTGTTCGAATACCAAAGTTTGTGCGATCTGACCGATAAACCCTTTTAAGGCTATTAATAGACGGCGAACATTTACTCTATCGAGCGCAGAGGCACGAGCCTGTAAGGTCTTCTGACCATATACTACGGTACCTTGTCCTGGGAATACTGCTATAGGATTGACTCTTCCGCTATATAGAGTATTGCGCTGACCTACAGTAAGACGTCTTTCAGGCTGAATTACAGTTGGAAGACCTCCACGATTTAATCCTGCAGGAGCAAACCATTCAGCAGATACCTTATCGTTATATTCGTATACTCCAGGAATAATTACTGAAGCAGGTACGAAGTTTAACCTTCCAGTTTCGTTAGAACGAACCTGTACCCATGGCCAATAAGTGGCGCCATAGCTATTATCGTAAGACTGGGCTGCTATTGTTACAGAGTTGATAGCTTGATTATATCTAACCATATCTACTACTGCAATAGCATCACCGCGGTTTTGAACTGTAGATAGTAGACTACTGATTATTGTAGTAGCGTTTTGATTTGTTACCCCTGGAGCGTAAATTGAATCGTAAACGTACTGGTCTTGGTTAGATAGTAAACTGATTGCAGTTGTATAGTTGTCAGGGAATACACCTTGAATGTTAGTAGACGGAGTAGCTCCGGTAGAGGTTATTGTTGGAACCTGCTCAAAAAGATTCAAAGGAGCAAGACCAAAGCATCCGAAAAGGGGTCCTGTAGCACCGCCAAATGAACCATTCTCAGATCCACTTCCGTTTGTAGGAATAGATGCAGTGTATTGTGTATAAGCGACACCTTGAGGATTTAAGTAGTTTGGCGTAGGTAGATTAACAGTCTTTACTCTTACATACATTGAAGCGTTTGGATAGCTTCCAGTGATCTCTAAATATTTTTGACCGTCACTATCAGTTGCTACGTTTTGAGTTTGATCTCCAATTACGAAAGCGATAAAGTTATTTTGGTTAGGATCTAATGAAAGGTTAGTCCAAGTCTCAAGTACTGTTTGGTTGGCAGTATAATCATCACCTCTCCTGATTAATAAAGTAAATAGACCAGAAGCAGAATCAGCTTGAGTAATTTGCCATCTAACGTTACTTGCAGATCCGGAAGGTAAAATACCGTTAGTAGCAGTAGATGCTCCTTGGCTATTGTTCATTATAGTACCTACTGAAAGGGTCTCAAGAACAAAAGGAGATGTACTGGCTATTCCGCATGGGATAAGAGATGAGCTTGCTGCAGTGTAGGATCCGCTAGCAACTCTAGTTACTAATAAAGAAGTACCACCTTGCTGAAAATAATTAAAAGCAGCTTGAGAGGTCATATATTCGTAAGTATTGCTATTGGAAACGAAAGTAGTTCCGAATTTAGCTTTATACTGGGAATATGAAGTAACGAGAGTAGGGATATCAGGGTTTCCTATTACAGTAGGACCGATTAGGGCTGCGCCTACGGTTACTGGGCCTGCTGTTACCTGAGAAAGGTCGTTTTCTCTTAGGAATACGCCTGGTGAAATTAATGCTTCTGCCATTTTAATAATTTATTTCTAGTAATAAATATCAGTCCATAAAGGCAAAACCTAATTTATTCCCAAGGAGTAACTTATATTAGCTTAAGCACGAGCTATTTGGCCGGTTTCTGGGTTGATAGTGCCGTCTCCGTACTTCTGACCAAACTCGTTTAGCTGGGTACGTTGTTTTACAGCGTTAGCTTTTACAGCTTCTTTTAGGTTCTCTAATTCGAGATCGAGTAAAGTTCTTTGAAAATGCAATTCGCCAAGTATTGCAGCAAGGCGATTGGCTTCTGTTCGGTGAATTTGAAACTCTTGTAACTCTTCAGGAGTTAATTTTTGATTTTCCATATTATTTTTTATTTGCAACTTTTTTTGTTACTTTTTTAGCTTTTTCAGGCTTTACTTCCACAACAGGAGCTTCTACTACAGGCTCAGGCTTTACGAAAAAGCTCTTTAATTTGTTGAGAATGTTTGCTAGCTTCATGATTTTGAGGTTTTTTATAAATAGTAAGATTACTTAGCAGGTCTAATATATAAATATCAAAATATACAGCAGAATTAACTTGCTGTAACTAGTTTTATAGGATCTATATCTACCTTGTAATCAGCTGTTTATTGAAAATGTTCTCCACCTACCCAGAATACTAGGGATCTACGTAAACCTTTAGTAACTCTAGTAACTCTATGCATCATATAAGAAGGAAATACAAATACAGCACCTTTATCTCTAGAAGCAGTAACGTAGTTGTCTCCACCTAACCAATACTGCAAATCGCCTCCTCCATATTCATCAGGTCCGGCAAGTTGTACAACTAAAGAAACTTTTCTCAAAGATGCAGAACCGGGTCCAATGTCTTGATGCCATACGTAATGTCCGCTTTCAGATGCTAAATATTCTGTATACTGAATGCTATCAACTATATGGTGTAAATTAAAATTCCATAGAACGTCATTTGCTTCAATAACGCATGCCATTAAACGCTCATAAAGCCATTCCCATTGAGGGTTTTTTGGAATCCATTTCAAACGTGAAGATCGTATCTTCTTAGTTTCGTTGCCGTCCCCAAGTACAGTAGCTTCTTCAAAATTAAGAGAATTTAAATCTTGATCGATTTTAGCTAACTCTTCTACACTAAACTTAGTTAGGTAGTAGTAGTAATTTTGCGGATCGTTTTCTTTCTTAGGAAAGGTGTAGGTTGTAAACATTGCTTTTATTTTAAATATTGATTTGTTTGCTTCTAACGAACTCTAGATCAAAAGTAGTTGCTGAAATAGGAAATGCTTCGTTGTTGAAAGGATTCTTATATGGATCAGTCATTCTCCAACCTTTACCCCACTTTTCATTCAAATATTCGAAATTAATTTGATTTATCTCTGAAAGACGAGTTTGAAGTTCTGAACTTGATTTTACTGTTTGACTTCCGTGTTTATAGTATTCATGTGCTAATCCATCACCGTGATAATAAGGTCTAGTCAAACTATATACACGTTTGAGTGGTTTTGCCCAAACTCTCATAGTATAATCAGCATCTTCACAGTAAGCAGGAGATAGGTTCTCATCGAATAATCCATATTCCTGTATTACCCAGTCTTTAATTAAAAATAAGTCCCATGAACCATCGTCAAAGTCTCCGCCGTATCCGTGAACTATTCCTACGTCCTGTTGTTGAGAGGCTTGTACCATCTCTTTCAAAAAACCTTCAGTAAAAGCTATATCATCGTTTGTGATAATCCAGAAAGGGGCTTGAATATACGACTTTACTATAAGATTCCATACACAAGGAATCCCTAGATTAGCCGGTAGATGGCAGATCGTTAGTTTATCTACAAAATAATTTTTGTTCTTATGCAGGTCTTCTAACTGCTGTGTTATCTCGCCTTTACCGTTATTATTAAAAATTACAAAATTCTCTACTGGATAATCAACACTATTATATAGTCGCTGAACCCATCGAGGGTTTTTCATAACTGGAGCTCCTATAACTGGTATTTTCATAACATTAATTTAAATCTATAACTTTGATCCTTGGTAATAAAATAATAAATTTTGCTTGAACTTCCAACGCCAAGGACTTAATTATATATTCTGCAAAATTATGCGCTAAGACTAGGATATAATCAGGAGGAGATACTTTAAGAGCAGATCTATCTACAACCTTTATTCCAGTACCGGGTATATACCTACCTTGCTTTAAATTAGTATCGTCTACTACATAGTCTATATGTTCATCGGTTAGTTGCATAGCATTAAGATAGATACATCCTTTAGCAGCTGCCCCGAAACCTGCTATACTCTTTCTTTCTCTTTTTAAATTCAAAATAAAGTCTCTAGACTGCTCGATATGTAGCTTAACTTCTTTTCCCCATTTTAGATACTCTTGTATTGAAAACTCCTCATTCTCTAGAATAGGTTTAACGCTATAATCACATGTTTGAAAAGCCTCTCCTACCTCCCCTTTATGAGTAATAAGTAGTCTCATAGTACCGCCGTGAATAGGATACTTAACGGCTTTTATGACTCTGAGATTATATTTATCAAATAATTTAGTTAACGGACCTACATTATAATAATAAACGTGTTCATGGTATACTTGATCGAATTGATTAGTTTCAATACTAGTTTTCCAATAAGGAAATTCAAGACACCAAATTCCAAACTTCTCTAAGCTAGCTGAAATGCCTTCTACAAAACTCTCTATAGGTTCAGTATGCTGAAAACAGTTAGTAGTAACTATAAGTTTAAACTGCTTATTGAGATCGAAAGCTGTTTTTGAATTCCAAAACGTATTAATAGAGTTTATCCCGTTTTTAACTGCTGTTTCAGTTAGATTTTTAGATGCGTCTATATTCAAAACATGTAGTCCGGGTTTTAATTTAAGAAACGTCTTCAATAACGTACCATCGTTTCCTCCTATATCTAAAACTTTATCTCCCTGTTTAAGTTGAAGATATACGTTCAGATAGTTAAACATCTCTTCACAATGTTCGATGTAAGGATAAGATACACCTGATTTATAGGTGTAGTTAGTATAAAGGATTTCTGGATTAACAGTATGTGTTAGAGAACAAAGTTCGCTTTGAGGAAAATATTGAACTGCTAACGGATAGCGGGGACAGGTCAAAGATTCATGCCGGCTATAACATAAATTATTTACTAACGGTAGATCTCCTAAGTTAAAAAATTCAATAGGATTTTTATCACCAGTTATAGGGCAGACTCGTAAACCTTTTTTAATATTCATTAATCCCAGACTTGATCAAAAAAGAATATATGAAATAATCTACTATTTTCCATATTATGTCCAAAATAGTTAACACCAGAGTGAATCAGTCCACCATCAAATATTACTAGTCTATTA